GCTCTTGTCCTAGATCAGGAGCCAGGCAGTGTCTTCAAGTAAGGAAGTAAGCAGAGGGCCATGCCCTAACTGCGACACAAGCAAGGGAATGATCCTCTTTGATGACGGACATTCCCATTGTTTTTCATGTGACCACCAGATCCAACCAAAGAAACATATAGAAAAGGAATCAATGCCAGTAGTTAGGTCAACAAGCAAGCTGCTTAAAAACTTGCAGCCATTTAAGAAAGAGTGGCGTGGTATCACTGTCGAAACTCTTAACTTCTTTAGTTACACCCAAGCTTTTCATCGTGATCAGCAAGTACACGTTGCTACTTACAACGATCAACAAGGGCTGCCAACTGCACAGCACCTGCGATTCAGGGATAAGAAGTTTACTTGGATAGCTGACGATGGCATAAGCGAACTGCAAATGTGGGGTCAAAGCAAGTGGCGACAGAATCATGGAAGAGATTCCAATGTCTTCTGTGTTCTAAATGAAGGCGAGGTCGATGCCTTATCTACATCACAAGTACAAGGCAACAAGTTCCCTGTCGTATCAATACCTTCAGGCACACAGTCAGTTAAGAAAGCTATCGCTGCAAATCTTAAGTGGCTGAGTCAGTTTGCATGGGTGGTGATCTGCTTTGACAACGATGAACCTGGTCGAAAGGCTAGTCAAGTTGCACTTGAACTACTACCTGCTGGCAAGGCTGCTATCTGTCGCATACCTGATCCATATAAAGATGCCAACGACATGCTTGTTGCTGGTAAAGGACAGGAGTTAAAGGATCTGCTATGGAAATCACAGCCAGCACGACCCGACAGTATCAAAGAGGCATCAACTTTATGGGATGAATTAATTAAGCCAGGGTCAAGAGCTATCTGTCACTACCCTTGGGTAAAACTAAACGATTACACCCACGGTTTTCGTAAGGGAGAGATGATAACTCTCTGTGCTGGCAGTGGAACTGGGAAGAGTACCGTATGTAAAGAACTTGCTTATCACTTCCTTACTCAGAAGCTGAGAGTAGGGTACATCGCACTAGAAGAATCACTTCAACGTACCCTTCAAGGTGTCATGGGTATTGCACTTAACAAACCTTTGCATTTAGATGAGACTGTCGAGATCCCCATCTTGAAGTCGGCCTTCGATTCCCTCTTAGGATCAGGCCGTCTTTTTTTGTACGATCATTTCGGATCGATGGACCCCGACAGACTCATTGAACAGATTACTTACCTAGCTACAGCAGAAGAAGTTGATGTAGTAATACTTGACCACTTGACCATAGTTGTTAGTGGTATTGCAGAGCTAGATGAACGAAGAGCATTGGATGTGACATGCACCAAGCTAAGACAATGTGTTGAGGCGACAGGTGTTGGACTCATACTTGTATCTCATTTGCGTAGACCACAAGGCAAGGCACATGAAGAAGGACAAACCGTATCACCCTCTGACTTGAGAGGTAGCTCAGCAATTCTCCAGCTATCTGATCTTTGTGTCTCATGCTCCAGAAACCAACAGTCAACCGATGCAGGTGAACGATCACAACTGCAACTAGCACTGTTAAAGAACAGGTATTCAGGCAAGACTGGCCCTGTCGATACCTTGTTATATGACGAGAAGACTGGTCGCTTAGTACAACAAACAAACTTCTTCCAATGACTTTAAGTTCAACGACTATCAACACGTACTTGTATCAGATGAACGTGATGCGTTGGACTATGTAGCTATGAAGCTAGAAGAATATCAGTCCATCACTGGTGATAGAGGCAAGATCATCATGTGTTTCTCTGACTATCCCACCTTTAGACATGAGGTATATAACGAGTACAAAGCCAATCGAATAGGCAAGCGTAAACCCTTGGCATTTAAAGATGTAGCTGAAGCAGTGAGAAGGTATCACGATGTCGCTGTCTATCCCAACCTTGAAGCTGATGATGTGATGGGCATACTTGCAACTGAAGAGACACACCCTACACGTGTCATAGTTTCAGGTGATAAAGATATGAAGACCATACCCTGCATTCTTCTGAGGAATGGAGAACTTGAAACCATTTCTGAAAAGAGGGCAGATAGAAATTGGATGGCTTCTGTATTAGTGGGTGATAGGTGCGACAACATACCTGGGTTGGTAGGTGTCGGGCCAAAAACTGCTGAAAAAATTTTGGGAGATTCCGAGAC